CGGCAACTGCTAACGCGCCCACATTGAGCGCGGGCACGACGATCACCTCCGCTTGCGCTACCGCCACAGCAGAGGCGATGGCCCCAAGCGCAAAGACGGGCGCGACTATCACGAGCGTTACGGCAAGCGCGACAGCCCAGGCGTTAGCGCCCACAATCGTCGTCCCTGGCGATGTCACCGTCACCGTTGTTTGTGCGGAGGCCACGGCTACGGCGCTCGCGCCAACTGCGCAGACGGGCGCGACGGTCACATCCGTCACTGCTACCGCCACGGCTTCAGCGTTCAGTCCCACCATCACCGCAGTCGCGGCGATATCGCTAACGCTCGGCACGCGAGATACCAGCCTCACAGCGGGCGCACGCGACACGAGTTTGACGACAGAGCGCGATACCAGCTTGACCGCAGGCGCACGAGATACAAGCCTCACCGCAGCCACGCGCAGCGCAGACTACACGCTCAAAGCACGTTAGGAGCAGTACATGGCAACACTTGAAGTCACTGAAGGCCGCAAAACGCAATCGACGGATGAGCAGATAGCATATACCGTAGACGTGAGCAACGTCGGGTCAAGCCCTACCAGCCCATCGGTCAAGGCGTATGACGTGACCACGGGCATGAACGACGTGAGCAGCACCGTCCTGTCCGGCGATCCCAGCGTCACGGGCAATGTCATCACCACGCCCACGGTCAAGAGCCTCACGGCAGGCCACCTCTACCGCATTGAAGTCAAGTTCACCATAAGCGGAAGCATCTTCGAGCACTACTTCGAGATACACGCGGAGAAGGGCGCACGCTCAGGCATGTCATGGCTAATCCAGCGGCTCAGGTACATGCTTGATGACACGGGCGGGACCGCGTTCACCGACTCGGAGATTCAGGATGTGCTGGACGAGTACCGCGTCAACGTGCACCGCGATCCGATGGAGATTGAGCGCACGCTGCTTACCAACACGGACTACGAGTATCGCATTTATCACGCCCACTACGGCAACCTGGAGCGCGTCGAATCCGGCACCGCTATTTTCAAAATCGAGGACAGCGCAGGATCACAGCGCGGTACAGCGACCTATAGCGCGGATTACCTCAATGGGATCATTACCATGACCGCAGACCAGGAGGGCACCGCGCTCTACCTGACCGCCAGGAGCTACGACCTCAACGGCGCGGCCTCGGATATGTGGCTGCGCAGGGCGGGCCAGGTGGCAGACCGCTACAGCTTTGGTGCAGGTGGGCAATCATTCAGCCGCTCGGACTGGTTTGCGCACTGTGCCAAGATGTCGAGCTTTTATGCGCAGAAGTCGCGGCCCAAGACCGTGCGCATGTGGACGGTAGGCGACTTTGACGCGGGGACGGGAGAATAACGGCACATGGCACTTACAGACGCAGAGCTAGAAAACATGCGCGACGACGCAGAGCTGTACTTGCCCGATACGTGCACGATCCTGTCATTGACCACGGCCAAGGACGACATCGGCGGCGACACGCAGAGTTGGGGCACGGCAGCAACGAGCGTGTCCTGTCGATTGGACGCGGCCAACTGGCAAGCGCGAGCCGCAGCGGAAGCGGACCGCTTCACCGTGCATAGCGCCTGGATTCTGTTCGTGCCGTATGACCAGACCATTGCCACGGGCAACCGCGTCGTGATCGACAGCGAGACGTACCGCGTGATGAACATTGACGACACGCATGATTGGCGCATCTTGAAACGCGCTTTTGTGGATCGGGCAGATGACTAGCACACGGGTAGACCTGGATACAGAGGGCATTGACCATCGGCTGCGCGTGCTCCCCACTAAGGGAGACGACCTGATACAACTAGCAGCAACGAACATTGTAGCGCGTGCCAAGGCCAGCATGGTCGGCGGCGGAACGCCCCATGTGCCAAGCGCACCGGGAGAGCCGCCGCATAGGGAGTTTAGCGCACTGGCTGAGGGGGTGCACGTACACCCCAAAGAGCACGAGCTAGAGCGCGACGTAGGTGATAGCGTGGAGTACGGATTGCCGCTAGAGCTTGGGGCAGAACGAAGCAACCTGGCCGCTCGCCCGTGGCTCATTCCGGCAATGGTAAAAGAGGAAAGACCTCTCAAACAGGCATGGGGGCAGCTCATTGAACGCGGTTGAAGCAGGTATCTATAGCGCATTGGCCGCAGACGCTACGCTCGTAGCGATGCTGGCGAACGGTACGGCGGCAAGCATCCACAACACGGACGCCCCGCGTGGGGCGAGCCTGCCCTATATCATCTTCGGCCTACAGGCCAGCGCGGACGACGACCGCCATGACACGAAGTACCTGGATTACCACTACCGCGTCAAGGCGGTCTCCAGCACGAGCAAGAAAAACGCGGGGCAGATCGCGGACCAATTCGAGACAACGCTAGACCGCGCTGCGCTCTCTGTCACGGGCTATAACGTGCTGTGGTGCAGGCGCGAAAGCGAGTTCTCATACGTGGAGTACGACCCCGCAGGCGAGCGCTTCTGGCACGTTGGCGGCATCTATCGGATCAGACTGAACGAATCCAGTAGCTAAAACTACATAACTAGACCCCATACGAAAGTATCGCGTCCACTCTCGGAGGCATCGGCAAATGCCCATGCCCCTGGCGGTGGACGCTTTGCTTACACAGGAGGAAACAGCAATGGCAACAGACGGTTTTGTGGGGAAGAACGCCTATATCAAGTTCGGTAACACGGAGCTACAGACGTACTTCCGAACGCTGAACAAGGCGGAGGAAATCGACCTCGTTGAGCAGACATCTGGCTCGGACGCAGACAAGAGCTGGCTGGCGACGGTCAGGAGCGGCACGTATGACGGCGAGTTCATCATGCCGTCAGGGACGGCGGGCACGGCAGTCTTCGGCGCGGTTGCCCTCGGCACGTCAGCCACGCTCGAAGTTGGGCCAGAAGGCACTGCGAGCGGCAAGCCGAAGCACAGTGTGACGGCTATCGTGCGCAGTCGCGGTGAGCCTCTGACCTACAACGACGTGACAACCTTCTCCGTGGGCTGGCAGTTCAACGGCGCGATGAGTAACACGGCGTACTAAGCACTACTGAGCGAAGGGGGGTACATATGGAAATCACAGTCAACGGCAAGAAGGTCGTCTTGCGCGAGCGGTATCCGGTGCGAGAGTTTGAGAAGCTATACAAACTCTTTGCGGAGATTACACCGCAATCGGGCTGGGAGCAGCGTGCCAAGATCAATTCGCAGTTTGTGGAGAGTTGGGAGCTAGGCGGCGATCCGTCCGATCCCGAATCCTGGGGCGACCTGGATATGTTCACGGAAAGCCTAGCTATCGAAAAGGCGATCCTGGAGAAAGTCCTCGAACCCCGCTACGAAATTGCAAAAAACTTGGCAGCGGGGTCTACAACGCCGCCAGGCGCGGAGACCCCATCCCCGCAGGAGCCGAAATCTACCTCTTAGCCGAACGCACCGGCTGGACGGTTGACTACATCCGCAACATGGACCACGACGACTTCTTGCGTATGCACGAGGTGGTCAACGCCTTGGATACAGCCGAGGCGCACGAGCGCCAACGGGCGAAAGAGCGGGCGAGGTAGTGCATGGCTGAACAGGTCGGATCTCTGTATGTCACCATCGGCGCGGACATACGGGGCGTCACCAACGGGCTAAACAACGTCAAGCAACAGATGAATAACACGGCCCAAGCGGGCCGCTCAATGGGCGACTCGCTGGGTGGCACGTTCATGCGTGTCGGCAAGCAGGTCTTGGCCTTGGCGGGCATCGCCGGATTCGGTGCGCTGTCCGCCAAGGTTACTGCCTTCGCCAAAGACGCCATGTTCACCGCTGCCCGCGTGGAAGAGATGCGCAGTGTGGTCAACCTGCTCGGTGAGCGCATGGGCCATACCGCGCAGCAAATGGACCAGATGACCCAAGCGGTCAAAGCGCAAGGCATCGAGACAGGCGTAGCGCAAGAGCTGCTGGCGCAAATGGCCCGCTACGAAATGGACCTGAGCAAGGCCACGGAGCTGGCGCGGGTGGCCCAAGACGCAGCGGTCATCAGTATGCAGAACTCCTCCGAGGCACTGGCGGGCCTGACGCACGGCATCATGACCTTCAACCCGCGAGTGTTGCGGACCTACGGGATCATCACCGACATGGCCTCTGCTTTTGAAAAGCACGCGGCCAGTCTGGGCAAGGCAGCGGACGAACTCAGCACGACCGAAAAGGTACAGGCGGCCCTCAACGCTGTCCTGGAGCAAGGCGTCCAGATTCAGGGCACCTATGAAAAGGCTATGGAATCGGCCTCGAAGCAGTGGCGCTCCATGCCCCGCTACATCACGGAGCTGAAAGAGGCTGTTGGCACGGAGCTGCTGGGCGTGTTCGACACGGCAGTGTTCGCCCTGGCCGATTTCGTCAAGGGCCTACGGGACGCCTTTGAGGAGGGCGGGCAGTTTCACGCCCAAATGGAGCGCATCGGCTCGGCGCTGTCCGCGCTTGTGGATCGCGGCTTCCCGACGCTGCTGGTTGGCCTGACCAGGGCTATCGGCGCATTCCTCGACCTGACCGAAGGCACACTTGGCGCGATTCAGGCTTTCCTAGACCTCCCCGCTCCGATCAAGGCCACAGTTGCAGCGCTTGTCCTCATCCCACCTGCCATACACGCCATAACCGTTGCGGGCGCGGGCCTAGCGGCTCTGGTGGGAGCACTCAATCCTCTCGTCATCGCAGCGGCGGCTTTGGCGGGGGCGCTTGTCTACCTGAAGCAAAAAGCCGACGAGATGGCCTCTGGCTTCGCTGCACAGAAGCAGCATATGGACGAGCTGAAGGTGTCCATGCTCGGCGTAGCAGATGGGGCAGAAGATTACGCCAAGCGGGTCATGGAGGCAAGCGGTGCAATGGAGGACATTGCCCGTGCTTCTGGCATGGGCGCGGATGGCCTCGGCCATTTGCGGCAACAGATGGACGAGCTTGAAAGCTCGTATGAGCGCTGGCGCTTGGTGCATGAGGGCACGGTCAACATCGCGCAATCTGGGCTACAGCGCCTTGGCGCAAGGATGGAGAAGTTTGGCGGCGAGGTAGCGCTTCCCCTCAAGAGGGCGGGCGACGCTTATGCCCAATTTAGAGACAAGGCATATGACGCGAGCCAGGACATCGCCAAGGCCGTTGACGAAACGGTCAAAGAGATCAGCCAGGCATGGGATCAGGGCTTCTCGCAGATACAAGACGCCTTCCAGCGGCATTACGAGCAACTGAACAGCCTCACGCAGCAACACGCGCTAGACAACATCCGCGCACAAGCGGAGTACAACGCCGAACGCATCCGTGCCGTGGCTGAAGGCCGCGAGGACGAGCTAGGCGAGCTGGATGCCGGATACAAGAAGGCCAAGATTCTGCGCGAGCTTGACCATAAGCTCGCGGTCATGCAGCTAGAGGCCAAGCACCGCGCAGAGATGGCCGAGCGGATGCGAGCCTTTGGCGAGAAGATGGCTTGGTGGATATTCGAGCATCAGGAAGAGCTGAAGCTAGACGCGGCGGGCCTGAGCGCCGTGCTGGGTGGCCTCTCCGCAGGCTTGGGCCAGCAAGTCTCGCTCTATGCCGATACGGGCACCAAGATACTGGATATCGTCAAGGCGTACAACGAGGGCGCTATCACCTCCACGGACGAAATGGTAACGGCCCTTGGCGGCCTGATGCAGCAATTGGTCAGCGACGCCGACCAAGCCGCGCAGGACGCAGCCAACAAGTTCGGGATCAACCTAGAGGCGGCGCAAAAGGCCATTGATGACGCTTACGCTCAAATCGCGGGCCTGAGCACTGCCGGAGTTGCCAAGGTCAGCCAAGCCACAGAGAAAGCGGCAGAAGAGGTAGTCGCGGACTTTGCCTCTACCGCCGACCGTCTGTTCAAGTCTACAGCCTCGATCCTGGAAACCCTCAGCACGAAGCTCCCAACTGTGCCAATGGGCACGGTAGGCGATTGGCTTGGCCGCTTGCTGGATATCAGCAAAGAGATCGGCACCTGGATGGTGCATGGGCGCGGGGGTGGCCTCAAGGCTCTGGTGGACTGGTGGCACGACGTTTTGCATCCACAGCTTGAGCGCTGGGCCGAAGTGCTCCGGCCTGTGCTTGACCTGTTCTCCGCAGCGGCGGACCTGACCGAGCAATTGGGCCAAGAAGTCACAGAAGCCAAGACGAACGTAACCCAAGTGTTTGACGCCGTGCTGCGAGTTGCCAACGACCTGATTGCCTACTGCGGGGCGAATGCAACGGCCTGGAAGGATGCCTATCGAACGCTGCTCGATTGGCGTGAAGGGCTAGAGAGCTGGGCAAGTGCCCTGGAGCCGCTGGGGAGCCTGTTCAGCGCAGCCCATAGCGTGCTGGACCAGACGGCAGATGCAGCGAAGCGGGTGGAGCTGGATGTAGCGCGGTTCTTTGATGCGGTGCTTGGCATAGGCCAGGCATTCATCGACTACGCGGTAGCTGGTGGTGAAGAGGCGTTCTGGACTAGAACGCAGATTATTGGTTCTTTGCAGGACATGGGCGAAACCATGACCCTGTTCACAGGGGCGCTAGAGCCGCTTGCTGACCTGTTTGAGGTGGCACACGCCCTGCTTGGGCGGACTATCTCCAAGGCTGAAGCGGTACAGCTTGAAATAGGCGCTTTCTTTGATGCGGTTCTGAAGATAGCGGACGACTTTATCACCTACGCCACGAGCGGAGAAGAGACGTTCTGGGAACGCACCCGGATTATCAGCTCCTTGCTGGATATGAGCGAAACGCTAGGTATGTTCGTCGATGGCCTGAAGCCCCTTTCTGAAGTTCTGTCGGTAGGGCGTGGCATCCTCAGTACAGCGGCCAAAGAGCTAGAGAAGATTGACCTCGACCTGGAGCAGTTTTTCACCAACCTGGCGACCGTCGCCAACCGCTCACGGGCCTGGTTCGAGAACAACCGCCGCGCAGTGCAAGACCTGATTGACAACTTCGCGCCAGACAGCGATACGGGCCTGGTGGCGCTGCTCAACAAGTTCAAGGACAGCCTCAGCGCGGTACAGAACGTGCTTTCTAGCGCGGCCTCGATCCTGGGCGTGACTGCCGACTTCGTGCA